TGGTGTGTTCTGCGGCTATGTCGTAGTTTAGGAACCACGAAGTGGTGGTTCCCAGGTCATAATCCTCATTGCGAAAGCTTCATTCGCCCCTGCACGTCCGTTCTGTCACGACAGCGCAATGTATGACCCGATTCAAGCTGGCTGAAATAAGCCAGAACCATGCTAGTGTGGATGTGTCTGATGAGCATTGACACAATGTGTGTGGTTGGTGAAAATCCCCTTGCAGTGTGCAACACTAAGAGTGTCTATTTGCACATCGTTGATTTATCCGTGTGAACGAGGGATGGGTGTACGGCCCATATAATACGTAGACGTTGGCCACGGTTCAGGCTCCAAGCTATTGGTAAATAGCAACCTGCTCGGAGAGCGCTCACGTAAAGTACAACCATATGAATAACGATGCAAACAACAACAACCAAAACACCGAGACAAGCGTCAGGCCGAAAGGTCATGCCGGCAATGCGGGTGGTGGAGGTTCGAGTGATGGGAGCAATTCAAGTCGTTCGGGAATGCAAAAACCCCGGTTATGTTTCAACTGTCGTGAGGAGGGCCATGTCGCCCGCCGGTGCCCTAAGCAGGCGAAGGCGCGCATTCAGAGCCGTTATGCTCCGCGTGGGAGCGGAGGTGGCCATGCAGCGGTCGCACGTGGTGTGACGGATATGCACCACGAAGCGAATGCGCTCCGTGATGTTGTGCGAGATGTCGTGATTGAGCGCAACGACACGGTGGCTGAGCTACGTGAGCTCATTGGTGTCCCCTCCGATCAGGTGCCCGTGGCGACGGCACCTGACATCATTAGCCCCGTGGCGGTCGGTGAATCCGCTGGCCCCATTGAACCGCCTGTTGAGGCGTGTGAGGGTGTGGATACTTGCGCAGCAGAATTTGCGCGACGAGCGAAATGCATGCGTTTCGCTTTTCCTGCACAGCGTGTTGTATGGTATCATTGGACCAGTCTATATATTCTCTTTAACTGTGCTGGGCTGTATGTTAATGTTATGTTTCCCCATTTATTCAGTTTGGAATGTTCTCACCATGAGGACGATGCCTACGCAAAATCTCCGGTGGAGTTGTTTGGGCGAACAAACTGCTCTTTTACGTGGTTTCCTGACAGTAACTTTCGGCTTTCAGTCCCGACTGATCCTACTTTTCTTGAACGGCGATTCGGCTATAGAGTCGTTCACGAACCTTTGGGCTTCTGGGGCGTTATCACGGACCCTGTCAATATACAGTCGCTGGTTGATATATACCGAAAAACTGGGTATATATATGCTCAGGCATTTGCGGCTGCCCTGGTTTGTTTCTGCTTGTGGAATTTTTGCTATCACTGTATTTTCAGTCGGTTCCATGTCTACAAATTTTCTCATTTTGTTGACCATACACATGGCGACATGCGGGCAGATTCGATCAGTCTAGGTGAGTTGAAGCACCTTCGTGCCGAGTACGCTATCTTTAATTACTACAGACCATGGACGGGACGACCTTGGGATCTGCGAAGCTTACTCGGAATGTCTGTGGATCGTTTTCTAGTGTCTTTGGAGTTGTTTACTCAGTTAACGACGGCGTCAGTCATGGATTTGAATAGCGGTGATGCTGTTGCTTGGGAGAAAATCAAGTACACATCTAAGTCACTTCATTCCATAAATTTGGATCGCCTGCTAACTACAGAGAAGCACCATGTCGTCCACAACACACAACTCTTGGCGTTGGCGTGTTATCGGAACCTGTGTTATGACAGGTCCGATCATGTTTTTCCCCAGCCCTTGTTAATGTAGGCGGGCGTGTTTGGGCCTATGGGTATAGAGTGGGTGAAGTTCCCTTGCCGGAGCTTAAAGCAATCAAGAAATCTGCGAAATTGAAAGGGAAAGTTAGACTGGTCGACAAGGATCGCCGACCTGTTGTTTTAGCTGACCTTGGATGTGTCGTAGAGGGTTCTTGTATGCCTCACGCTGATCCCCATGACCCGCACACTACATTGGCAGGGGTAGCCAAGAGATTCGCCATTAAACCACCTGAACCGGATGGCGAATTAGTTCTTAAATTTAAGCGGTTCGTTCGTGCATGGATAGGGAAAAATTTGGTCCCCCTAGCTCCAGATTCTAACACTTCTATTGAAGCATGGCTTGCTTCCACCAATTATCCCTTTCATCGGAAAGAAGAATTGGCGGAGAAATTCAAGCGCTGTGAAGGTCGTCTCGACCCTCGCAAGCATTACAAATGTAAATCTTTCATGAAGGATGAGTGTTATCCCGAATACAAGCATGCGCGCGCTATAAACTCCAGGTCTGACGAGTTTAAGTGTAAAGTAGGTCCAATTTTCAGACTCATCGAGAAAGTGGTTTTCCAAAATAAAGCTTTTATCAAAAGAATTCCAGTTTCTGACAGACCCCGCTACATCCTCGACATGTTAAAACGTGAAGGTGCCATATATATGGCGACTGATTATACTGCATATGAGTCCCTCTTCACGGGGGTTCTCATGGATGCTTGTGAATTTCAGCTTTATGATTACATGACTCAATATCTCCCGGAACACACGGAGTTTATGGGGTTGATGCGGGAAGTACTGGGCGGTGAAAACGTTTGCGAGTTCAAACACTTTACCGTTTCTTTGGACGCCACTAGGATGTCCGGAGAAATGTGTACGTCGTTAGGTAACGGCTTCAGTAATTTAATGTTCATGTTATTTATGTGTACTGAAGCAGGTTGCAAAAATGTGAGTGGGGTGGTTGAAGGTGACGACGGCCTTTTTACCATGATAGGAACCCCACCTTCTTCAGAGCTTTTCGCTCGACTAGGGCTAGTGATTAAAGTGGAAATTCACACAAATATTGAGGAAGCATCTTTTTGCGGACTCATTTTTGATGTTTTTGACTGCCTTAATGTCACTGACCCAAGAGACGTGTTGGCTTCAATTGGATGGTCTAGTGCCAGATATGCGAAGTCAAACACAAATAAACGAAAAACGCTATTGCGGTGCAAAGCTCTGTCTGCCGCCTATCAATACCCAGGATGCCCAATTGTTGCTGCTTTGGCTGAGTATATTCTCCGTGTGACTAAATCGCATGACACTCGTCATATGATTTCTCAATGGAAAAATACTTACGAGCGGACACAACTGATTGAGGCCCAGGATTACGGTTATAGTTTCATATATCCACCGCTAAACACTCGTTTACTGGTCGAAAAGAAATATGGCATTTCAATAGAACACCAAGTGTGTATTGAGAAATATTTCGACTCGTTGGATGAACTACAGCATCTTTGCCACCCCATAATTGACCTTTACATGCCCGTTGTGTGGAAACAGTATTGGAATAATTATGTTCTTAGTGTGTGCGAAGAGTATCCCGGGGCCCGCTGGGTACAGTGCAAAGAGTTTAAGCTCAAAAACCCGTTAAGTGCTACGTAAAAACCAC